CAACCTAAGACTATTGCAAAGAAAACGGCAGGATTTAGATAATGGCTACTAAGAACTTTATTCAAGACGCAATCAAAAAGCCCGGTGCACTGCGTGCATCTTTGGGCGTAAAAGCTGGTGAAAAGATTTCTGCAAAGAAGCTAAACGCCGCTGCAAAACAACCCGGTAAAATGGGGCAGCGTGCGCGTTTGGCTAAAACTCTTAAGAGCTTTAAATGACCACTTCAGGAACCGCAGCGTTTAACCTTGACCTCACTGAATTAGTTGAGGAAGCGTTTGAACGCGCCGGTTCGGAGTTGCGTACGGGCTACGATTTACGTACAGCACGTCGTTCATTGAATTTGATGTTTGCTGATTGGGCAAACCGCGGTGTCAACATGTGGACGTTTGAGCAGGGGACAATTAACCTGACTCCGGGTCTGAACAACTACGCGTTACCCGTAGATACGGTGGATCTACTTGAGCATGTCATTCGCACGGGCGCGGGTAGCGCATCTACGCAAGCTGACCTGACCATCACACGTATCAGTGTTTCTACCTATGCCACGATCCCCAACAAACTGCAACAAGCCCGCCCGATTCAGGTGTGGTATCAGCGTTTGGATGGCCAGACTTCTTCGATTGGCACAACGCTTAACGGCGGTATTAGTGCCACAGCCACCACAATCACATTGACTTCAGCGTCTGGACTTTCAGCTACAGGGTTTTTACTAATTGAGTCTGAGACTATTCAGTACGGCTACATTTCTGGCAACGTGCTTTACAACTGCTTCCGTGGACAGAACGGCACAACCGCAGCAGCACACTCAACAGGCGTGTCTGCGTACATGCAGAATCTGCCCTCTGTGACCGTCTGGCCAACCCCAGACAATAGTACAACGTATCAGTTTGTTTACTGGCGCATGCGCCGTATTGATGATGCTGGCGGGGGCGTACGTACGCTGGATGTACCTTTCCGTTTCCTGCCCTGTATGGTGGCAGGCTTGGCCTACTATTTGGCGTTAAAAATCCCAGAAGGGGCGCAGCGTCTGGACGTCCTGAAACAACAGTACGATGAAGCTTGGCAGTTGGCCGCTGATGAAGATCGTGAGAAGGCTTCGGTTCGTTTTGTTCCGAGGCAAATGTTTATTGGTAGTGGCACGTAAATGGGCAATCGCTTTGCTTCTGGTAAAAACAGTATCGCCATGTGCGATAGGTGTGGTCAACAGTTTAAATTAACGGCTTTGAGAAAAGAAGTTATCAAGACAAAGCTTTACAATTTGATGGTGTGCCCTACGTGCTGGGATCCAGATCAGCCGCAGTTGCAGTTGGGTATGTACCCAGTAGATGATCCACAGGCGGTGCGTAATCCCCGTAAGGACACAACATACGTTACGGCAGGGGTAAGCGCCACTGGCAGTCTGACTGGCGGTTCGCGGGATGTTCAGTGGGGTTGGAACCCAGTAGGTGGGGCAACTAATTTTGATACATTTTTGACACCAAACTACTTGGTGGCAACGACATATGTTGGTACAGTTACGGTAACAGTTTCATAGGAGCTTAATATGGCAAAAGAAGACATGAAGTCAGACAAGAAGCAAGACGTTGCTTTGATTAAAAAAGCGTTCAAACAGCATGACAAGCAAGAGCACAAGGGCGGCAAGGGCACATCCTTAAAGCTAGCTAAAGGCGGCGTAACAACCGATCAAGCCATGCAGTATGGCCGTAACTTGGCTCGCGCTAAAAATCAAACCACAGGTTAATATCATGGCCAAAATTAACAACCTCCCAGCTTCTGCTTACGCCAAGCCACACACAATGGATGGCAAGCCTGTGGGCATATCTGAAAACCCCGGCATTCCCCCAAACCGTAGTAAACTTGAAAACTACGATGTAAGCGTTGGCAATATCAGCAAATCCGCTGGTAACGAGCCTACTAAGACATCTGGCATCGTCACCCGTGGTAACGGCGCGGCAACCAAAGGCATTACAGCCCGAGGCCCGATGGCATGAATTACACGCAACTCAGCAACGCGATCCAAGCGTACACGGAGAACACGGAAGCAGATTTCGTGGCTAATATTCCTGTGTTTGTTACGCAGGCTGAGCAGCGCATTTACAACTCAGTGCAGTTTCCGTCTTTGCGCAGTAACGTGACAGGGGTAATGACTACAAACAACAAGTACTTGCAGTGTCCTACGGACTTCTTAGCGGTGTATTCATTGGCGGTTATTAACGCCAGTGGTGAGTACGAGTATCTGTTGAACAAAGATGTTAACTTCATCCGGCAGGCGTATCCACAGCCCACAGACACAGGGATCCCTAAGTACTACGCACTGTTTGGCCCCCGTTCAGATAACGCAGCCGAGTTGACTTTTATTCTCGGCCCTACGCCAGATGCGGGATACAGTTCCGAGCTTCATTATTTCTTCTACCCGCCTTCAATTGTGCAAAGTCCTGTGGCTACATTAGGAGCTGTTACTGGCGGAAGCGCATACACAGCCGGTACATACTTTGATATACCTTTAACGGGCGGTTCTGGCAGTGGTGCGTTGGCGACAATTACCGTTGCTGGCGGCGTAGTAACAGCCGTAACCATTACAGACGGCGGTGCGCAGTACAGTGTTGCAAATACGTTATCTGCTGCTGCAACCAATATTGGCGGGACAGGTTCTGGTTTTTCCGTTCCTGTTGCTTCTGTAACTAACTCAGGCGGTACGTCTTGGCTAGGTGATAACTTTGACCCCGTGCTCTTGTACGCATCTTTGGTTGAGGCTTACACCTACATGAAGGGTGAGCAAGACATGATGGGCTTGTATAACCAGAAATTCATGGAAGCTCTTGCATTGGCTAAGCGTTTGGGTGATGGTATGGAGCGTCAAGACGCTTACCGTTCTGGTCAGTTCCGTCAGAAGGTAACTTGATATGTCGATTATTCAGACCCAGACTACCAGTTTTAAGGCAGAGCTTTATCAAGGTATACACGACTTAACGACTGACGTTATCAAGATTGCTCTGTACACAGCCAGCGCGGATTTAAATGAAACAACCACGGCGTATTCAGCTACAAACGAAGTAGCTAATACAGGCACTTACTCTGCTGGTGGGGCGACATTGACGCCTATTACAGTGGCATCCTCTGATTACACAGCTTATGTGGGTTTCCCAGATATAGCTTGGACTGCCGCATTAACAGCAAGGTGTGCGTTGATTTACAACTCTAGCCAAGGCAACAAATCCATAGCTGTTCTGGACTTTGGTTCTGACAAAACATCTACCGTTACATTTACAATTACCATGCCCGCAAACACCGCTACGGCGGCTCTTATCAGGAGTTCAAATTGATTACCACAACCAAAGGTGATATGGACGAATCATTGCTTGAAAAGCGTGAGGGAACCATTGATAATGATAACGAAACTACCACATGGGTGGAGTATTGGTTAGAGGGTGAACTAGTTCACCGTTCGGCGCACGTACAATTAAAACGTGCGGTTGTAAGTTTTGGTGAAACTGCTAAATTTTAAGGAAAAATCATGGCAAATACACAATGTATGACCAACTCGTTCAAGGTTGACTTGTTCAATGCGGTTCACGCTTTTAACGCTACAGGCATACCAGCACACACTGCGGCTACGGCTGATGTGTTTAAAGCGGCTTTGTATACGGCGGCAAGTTCACTGGGAACCACTACAACGTCTTACACGGGCGCAGTAACTGAAGTGTCTGGTACAGGATATACCGCTGGCGGTGTTACAGTTACGTTTGGTACGGCTCCAGCCAATACCACAACTACATCTTACTTAACACCTTCGGCAAGTATTACCTACACCAACGTTACTTTATCAACTTCTTTTGATGCCATGCTTTTGTATAACAATACAAACTCAGGTAAGAACGCTGTGGCTGTATTTACTTTTACAGCGCAGACGGTGACTGCTGGTACGTTTTCACTGACTATGCCCACTAATGATGCGACTACTGGATTGTTGCGGATTGCGTAATTGGTAAGTCATGTCCACAGCATGGGGCGCAGGCGCTTGGGGTGATAATACTTGGGGCGGTCAACAAGCGGCGCTCACAGGTGTTTCAGCCACGGGCGCAGTTGGAACAATTACCGGAAGTTTAACCGCAGCGCTCTCTGGAGTTAGTGCAACAGGCAGTGTTGGACAACTTAATATTGGTGTAGCACTCACAGGAGTAAGTGCAACCGGTAGTGTTGGGTCGCTTGGAGTTGGTAGAGCAATCACAGGGATAGAAGCTACAGGTAGCGCGGGTTCAGTTGGGGTTGGTATATCGCTTACAGGAGTGAGTGCCACAGGCAGTGCGGGTTCAGTTGGGGTTGGTAGGGCACTTGCAGGAATAAGCGTAACAGGCAGTGTGGGGTCGGTTAACGTTGGTAGAGAAGTTACAGGGGTAAGTGCCACAGGCAGTGTTGGAACCCTTACAGCTTTTACTTCTATAAGCGCTAATCTGACGGGGATAAGCGTAACAGGCAGTGTGGGTTCAGTTGGGGTTGGTAGAGCACTTACAGGAATAAGCGCTACGGGTTCAGTTGGGACGGTGGTTCATGGGCACGGGGTTACAAGCGTATCGGCAACTGGGTCAGTGGGATCAGTAGGAGTTGGTATAGCCTTAACAGGGGTATTTGCTACAGGTTCCCCCGGTTCTACAAGCGGTTCAACCATAGCAGCTTTGACAGGTGTTTCAGCTACTGGATCGGTAGGAACTTTTGGAATTGCAGTAGGACTTACAGGTGTATCGTCAACAGGATCGGTTGGATCAATCTCACAAGCATTTGCTTGGAGCGTAATAGATGACACGCAGACCGCAAACTGGCAAAATATCGGTAACACGCAAACGGCAAGCTGGGCTGCTGTTTCAACGAATTAGGAGCATTTAAATGGCAGCAACGACAACGCTTTTGGGCTTAGTTACCCCCACACAGGGAACGCTCTCTGGTACATGGGGCGATACGGTTAACTACGGTATCTCTGACTACGTGGACATTGCCATTGCAGGCACATTATCTTTTGCAGGTGATGGCGCTATTACTTTAGCTAACACTACAGGTAGCGCATCAGGCAACGCCATAGTTTCCACCACAGCCCAGTACATGGTGATTCGCATTACCGGCACACAAACTGTTACCAAGGTCATCACAGGCCCAAGTTATAGCAAGCTGTACATGGTGGATCACGCAGGCGCTACCAGCGCAGTAACATTCAAAGCTTCCGGTCAGACAGGTGTGTCAATCGCAGTGGGTGAAAAAGCATTTGTGTATTACAACGGTACAGATTACGTCAAAGTTTCTAGTATTGGCTCAACGGGTATTCTTAGCCCTGCTGGTGGCGGCACAGGTATTGCAAACAATGCGGCAAGTACGCTAGCTATCTCAGGGGCTTTTGCAACTACGCTGACTGTTTCTGGTACTACGGGCGTAACACTTCCTACAACGGGAACTTTGGCAACTTTGGCAGGTACAGAAACCTTTACCAATAAGACGCTGACAACGCCGATAATCTCAAGCATTAGCAACACCGGCACATTAACGCTACCAACAAGCACAGACACATTAGTTGGTAGAGCAACAACGGACACCCTGACCAACAAGACACTGACTTCACCAACGCTGACAACGCCTGTCCTCGGTACGCCGTCCAGTGGCACACTTTCTTCTTGCACCGTTGACGGCACAAACAAAGTTGGCTATCTCAACATTCCGCAAAGTGGATCAGCTAAAGTAGCTTCTTATACGCTTGTTGTGGGTGATGTGGGTAAGTTTGTTGTTCTTGGTACGTCGGGTCTGGTCGTAGTTCCAGCAAGTATTTTTGCTGTAGGCGATGCAATTTCTGTTGCTAACAATACGGCTGCGGCTATTACTTGTACTTCATCAGCAGTTACGGCTTATCTTGGTGGTACGAACACAGTAGTAACTTCTTTTTCATTAGCATCAAGGGGTGTTTGCACTATTCTTTATGTGACCGCTTCTGTTGTCTTTATTACAGGAAACGTGTCATGAGTGGAATGATGCTGGCCTTTGCTGGTGGTAGCTACGGCGCTGCTCCAGTCAACACCGTGGCTCCGGTAGTTTCAGGCACGGCTACCGTTGGACAAACGCTTTCAACAACCAACGGTACGTGGACAGGCGCACCAGCACCTACATTCACATATCAATGGCAACGGGTTACAACTGATATTAGTGGCGCAACTTCTAGTACATACGTGCTGGTTGCCGCTGATGTGGCTAACACAATCCGTTGCGTTGTAAAAGCTACCAACACCCTTGCACCTGCGGGCGTTACGGCTAATTCCAACTCAACAGCTTCTGTGGCGGCTTCAGTTCCCGGAGCACCAACGATTGGAACGGCAACAGCCACTGGGCCAACAACAGCAACAGTTACATACACAGCGCCTGCAAGTGACGGTGGTTCCGCTATTACGCTTTACACAGCCACTTCATCACCCGGCGGTTTGACGGGAACTTTGGCTACAGCAGGGTCAGGAACCATTACTGTTTCTGGTTTGACCACAGGAACAGCGTATACGTTCACTGTTAAAGCTACCAACTCTGTTGGGCAAAGTGCGGCAAGTGCGGCAAGTAACAGCGTAACTCCTACAATTGTTACAGGTCAAACAACTTACACTTCTGCGGGGTCATACACGTTTGTTGTTCCTGCTGGGGTTACACGAGTTTCTGTGTTGGCTGTTGGGGCTGGAGGGAAAGGTGGAACTGGTGTTTGTTGTGATGGCAACAGCAAAGCCGGAGGCGGTGGTGGCGCAGGCGGGTCGGGTTGGACAAACAATTACACAGTTACCCCCGGAGCTAGTATTTCCCTTAGAGTTGGCGCTGCAAACGGCGGTACTAGTTGCAACAGTAGCTTTTTTGTATCCGAGGCCGTTTTAAGGGCGTGTTCTGGCGGAAACGCAAATGGCCCGACTAACGGAAGTGGGGGTGGACGAACCGCATGCGCTGGCGGTAGTGGTGGTAGCGGCGGCGGCGGTTGCGGTTGCAATTTTCAAGCTGGTGGTGGTGGTGGCGCGGCAATGGGAGCTGCGGGTAATGGAGGGAAGGGGGGCGATGCTCGACAAGCAGGTGCGGCAGGGGGAGGTGGTGCGGCAGGGGGAGGTGGTGGTAGCAGTGCCCCCTCAAACACTTATGGTGGCGCAGGTGGCGGAGGCGTTGGGTTTTTGGGAGTAGGTTCTCCGGGTCTTGGAGGGGCGGCGGGTTCACCACCGGCCAGCGGTAAACTTGGATCAGGTGGCGCTGATGGTTCTGCTCCTACAAATCGTACCGGCGGAGCAGGTGGGCTCTACGGTGGTGCTGGTGGTGGTGGTGGTGGCCTTGGCATTTCCGGCGGTGATGGTGCTGTAGGCTTTGTGCGAATTATTTACCCCGGTTGTACACGTTCTTACCCATCAACAAACACAGGTAATTTGTAATGAGACTTTTTATACAAATACGCGATGGTCAGCCATTTGAGCATCCAATCTTTGAAGATAATTTTATACAGGCGTTTCCTCATATCGACCCTGATAATCTACCACCAGAGTTTGCGCCATTTGAACGGGTAGAAAATCCGAGGGTTGCCGGCACATACCAAGTTGATGAAGTTTCATACCAATGGGTTGACGGAGTTGTAAAGGATGTTTGGACTGTGCGTGAAATGACGGTTGAAGAAAAAACGGTAACACAGCAATCTGTTAAAGATGTGTGGTCTTTAAGAGGCAACCTAGAAAACTATGTTGCTTGGGTGTTTGACGAAGCTACGTGTAAATACCAACCACCAGTACCTCGCCCAGAAACGGGAGATTATTTTTGGCAAGGAACTACTTCGTCATGGGTTGAGCGTCCGCAACGTCCAGATGATGGTAAAGCGTATAGACTTGACATTGCTTCTGCTACTTGGGTGGAAGTAATACAGCCTTAAGGAATACATAATGTCTAAAACAGCCACCAAAAAAACTAAAGTAAAAGTCTGTAAAGCGGCTGAATCTGTAGCAGAAGTTATTCAGAACACACAGATTGAAGTTGCGCATCTCTTTCCTTGCCCAATCTACTTTGTTGAGCGTCCTGATTTTTTAAATGCAGTTAAAGAGGTGTCTGAAGAAAGCCTCGCAGTGCAGCGTAAAGAACGTAAGTTGGATGAAATGTACCCTGTGTGCATGAGCGGTAACTATTATGCTGACCCTCGTATAGCAGGTTTTTCTGAGTTTATAGGCGCTACTGCTTGGAACATTCTCAATGAGCAGGGCTACGCCATGCAGGATAAGGCGGTGTCTTTTATTGAGATGTGGACGCAAGAACACCACAAGCACTCGGCAATGGATGTTCACATCCATGCTAATGGGTCGCAAATTGTTGGTTTTTATTTTCTTGAAACCCCTGAAAATTGCTCACGGGCTGTATTCCATGATCCACGCGCAGGAAAATTACAAATTGATTTGCCAGAACAAAATACAAATATGGCAACACCCGCAAGCAAAATGATTAACTTTACGCCAAAGTCGGGCATGATGATCTTTGCTAATTCATGGTTGGCACATTCTTTTACACGCCACGCCGCTGACTTACCAATTAAATTTGTTCACTTTAACTTGACAGTGGTTCAACAACCGCAGACTTGCCCAGCGCCTGCTGAAGTTATATGAACACGTACCAAATTAGGTTTAACAAAACTCGTGGGCAAGAAGGTCGTGGGACAGCGGATCATGTGTGGCGCGTATTTGAAAACGGTAAAGAGTTTCTGTTTAAGAACCTTGACATCACGACCCCAATCAAAAGTGAGAAAGACGCTAACGGGGTAGACTACAACATCACTTGCCAAGGCTACATGACAATTGATCGAGACACATCGACAGCATTCATAACCGCCAAGGTCAAGAAGAAAATACCAGAGTTAGCATGATATATGCGTTGGCTCCTTCTGTTACTGCTGTTGGGGCTGGTTGGAGCCGTAGCCAAGAATGGCTGTCATGTCCGGGAATTTTACGGAATTGGCTACACAACGCACGATCCTACAGAGCGCCACAAAGAGATGATGGCGTGGCTAGATCAGAACGCAGCCTATTGCAAATCAACGGATTACTTGGTTATTTGGAACAACCTGTCCGAGTGGGCGGGTACAGCCGACTCCACATGGCTTAGAAACAAGGTAGTACATGGATATAAGGATGCACTTGAGCGTGAAAAGAAATGATTCCGCCAATTCACAAGTGGTATCCCATGGTACAACCGGGAGGCGAGCCGACTAAAACGGACGCACTTGAACGTAGGGCTGAACGTATGCAAGAAGAATACGCGCAAGCTTTAAAGATGAAGAAGGTGAAGGATAAAATTGATGATCTTGAGTTTGAGTTGTACGTAAAGAAAGCCGAACGCAATCAACTTAGCCTTGAGATTTTTACAAACCGCAAACTGGACGTGTACGTATAGAGGTTGAAATGGAACATAACCAAGATGTCGTGGGTAAATTAACCTATTCTGTAACCTTGATGGTAGCGTCTACGCTTTGCCTGTCGGTGCTTGGTATGGTTGCTGCCTTCCTGCTCGGTCTATGGGCCAAGGAAGTGGACAATGCAGAAATCTTCAGTATGCTCCACCCAGCTTTCCAAACCATCATCGGTGGCTTTATTGGCCTCTTAGCGGGGGTCAAGCTCTCGCATGGGGACAGCCATCACAAATGTAAACACTGTGGGGAATAACCATGCTTGATATTTTATCTGGGGGCTTGCTAGGTTCCATCTTTGGCGGCATCTTTCGTATGGCCCCCGAGGTGCTGAAGTTCTTTGACAAGAAGAACGAGCGTGAGCATGAACTCAACATGTTTGCCCGTCAGTGCGAACTGGAAACGCTGCGTGGCCAGCAGAAGTTGGCTGAGATCGGCGCTCAAAGAGAAGCCGCTATGGACGTAGGAGTCATGGATGCCTTCAACAACGCCATCACTCAGCAAGCCGAAATGGTCAAGGCCGCAGGCGGTTGGGTGGCTAGTTTGTCAGCATCTGTCCGTCCAGTGGTTACATACTGGGTGCTATTTGTCTGGTCGTTTATCCACGTATGGTTTGCATGGAACGCATGGCTTGGCGGTGCTCCAGCCGTAGAGGTGTTCAAGACCATGATGACACCTGACTTCTCAGCCCTGTTGTCTGGGACAATTAACTATTGGTTTCTTGATCGTACTTTAAAGCAAAGGGGTATTTAAATGGCACACGCAAACAATTGTTTAGTTCACGAAGACGGCCCATGCACCTGTGGGTTTGAAGAGATTCTTGAAGACGAGGCAAGAGAAGCCGAACAAGAGCATTTTGAACAAGAATGAACCTAGAACTAGCCGCAGAACTGTGCCGCCGGTATGAAGGGTATCGGGCCAAGCCCTACCTTTGTCCGGCTGGCGTAGCTACGATTGGCTATGGCTCTACCTACTACGCAGACAAACGCAAGGTAACGCTAGAAGATACACCGATGGATGAACCCACGGCTAGGGCGCTTTTAATGATTGAACTTGAGCATACGTACTTACCCGGTGTTTTACGTAACTGTCCCGGCCTGATTACAGACGTACGTAAGTGCAATGCCATCGTGGATTTTTGCTATAACTTAGGCACTGGACGCTTGCAAACAAGCACGTTAAAGAGGAAAATCAATGCCAATGATTGGGACGGGGCCAAGGAACAACTGATGCTCTGGACTAAAGGTGGCGGCAAAG